CTAAGATTAATAGTGGATGCTTTTCTTCCCATAGTTTAATGCTCCTTTTGATTTGATGAGAACAGTATACTACAGAAAAGAAATATAGTCCATTTATTTAAAAACTTTTGTACTAGTTTAGCTGCTGCTGAATCTGAGAGTCGCATTTTGGCTGTCAAATTACGGACGTTTTCGGTAATCTTTAAAAGCTGTTTAGCTGTTGCAGGTGGAAATACATAATTAAATGCTTCTTTTATGGGTGTTGTAACTGATAGTAATGCATTAAAAGCGTTTCGAAATGAATCGATCATGGCGGTTCTTCCACCTAGATCAGCCCATTCTTTTACAATGGCATTTCGAGCATCGGACGATTTATTTATAGCATCGCTCAGTATATTACTTACAGAGGTCCATAATTCACGAGCTTCTTCGAAATCTCCAATAACAGTTCGCCACGTCTCTGCCCAACCTGAGCCAAGTGGTTCCTTCAGAGTATCAATCAACTGACTGAATGTTTTGACCTTTGTAGCTGCATCGCCGGCGGTCTTGGCCATATCAGCCATCTGTTTTGCTTCTTCTTTCGAATACCCCTGATCCACAAATTTTTTGACAGCGGCTTCATATTCTTCTTGTGTATCAGCTGCTGTTGAAAATTGATCAAGTGTCTGAGTAAGTACTTCTGTGGTAAGCCATCCTGTCTGTAACGATTCTCGGAACGTTCCTTTTGCTGCTATCGCTGCTTTTGCTCCAGTCTGTAAGTGCTCAGATGTCCTTATCAAAGCATCCTGAAATACCTGTCCTCCCATACCGGCATTTACAACTGAGTTCCAGTCCATAAGTTTAACTGTACCGGCTGCGATCGCCTGAGATAGCTGGTACATTGCGGTGGATGCTTGCTGAGAATTTGAGCCTGACACAGCAGCAAGGTTTGCAATACCCTTAATAGAAGACACTGAAGTACCAAGTTTTACGCCTGCTGCGGTAAACGTACCGATGTTTCGAGTCATTTCTGTAAAGTTATAAATGGTTTTATCAGCATAATGGTTCAAATCATCAAGTGCAGCATTTACCATTTTGACATTAGTACCTTCTTTTTGGGTATTGGCAAGGATTGTTTGTACTGCATTCATCTGAGTTTCGTACTCAGCAAATCCATCTTTTACAGGCTGGATGGTCAGAGCTGATATCATACGTTTACCAGCATTTACAGCTGAATTCGTAATATTGGCTAATGCAGTGACGGCCATAACTTCTAAAGCAGAGAATTTCATGCGAACTGTTTCAACACCATTATACAGACCTGACATGTCTACTTTCTTAGCTGCTGCACTAACTGTTTCAAGACTTTTAGAAGAATCTTTGAAGTTCAGAGCTTTCTTCAGTTTGTCTAACGTCCCCATGGATGTGGTGACATTCCGTTCGAACTGAGCATTATCAAATCGCATTTCGACAACTTTTTCATCTACTGTTTTACTCATAGCTTTGTAACCTCCTTCCAAGCGTCATCTGCTAATTGTTTAAAAAGAGGCTGAATCGCAGGGTTGATATAATCAATACCCTCGACCCAACCTCCTGTGCCGGTACCATGTCCGTACTGTAAGATGATTGCTATTGGAACACCTTTGTTCACATTGGAGTTATAAAACTCAAGTGAAACAGATCCATTTTGACGTTTTATCTCGTAATACCATGATGATGCAGTTTTTCCTGTTTCTTTTGGAGTAGCAGACGAAAGGGCTTCAACTCCTGCACGACCGTACTTATCAAGCACACCTATCTTGGCAGTTTCTCTCAGTCGTTCAAAGTAACGATTCAACTTTGAAAAGTCACCTTTTTGCTTGAAATTGATAGTACTACTCATGTAACTCACCCCTAAAAATGTAAAAAAAAAAAGGAACCATGATTTTTTCACAGTCCCTATTTTTTTACTTCAATACTTTAAGTTCATCTAAAATGTCTGCTAAACGTTCTCCGTTTTGTTTTCTCTGATCGATCTCGACCCACTCGGAATTCGTCAATTCTCTACGCAATTTCCAATAGTGTCCTAACGAACGGTCATAACAATACAAATCTTTCAAGTTCTTCTCTTTGTTCAACCTAACTTGCTTGGTAATCGTTTTTGCTCCAAACGCTACTCCACTGATTAAAGTTGGACCAACAAGCATAACTATCTCTTTGTTATTATGTATCCAATTCATAGCACTATCGACTTTGTTCTGGAATTTTTCTTTCCGCTCACGTCTTTTTGCCTCTTTTTCAAAGTCAACAATTTCGATTTTTTCATTTTTCTTAAACATAATAATTGCTCCTCTCGTAATTGAATAATATTTTCTCATAAGAGTGCATGATTATTGTGCGAAGAAAAAGAAAGAGCCTGTTATGTTCAAGCCCTCTCATTTTGAAAATGTTAATGATTAGCAATTCGTTTTGCAATTACACCTGCTATGCTTCCTACAGCGTACATGCATACCGTTATTTTCATTCGATTCGCCATTAGGATGTCAGCATCAATAAGTCTATTACCATTCTTAAACGTCTTAATAGTTGCTTTTCTGTATGCTGGCTCCGATAACTTATCACTTAGTTTCAACAACGGTGATACGCTACTATTCATTTTCTTTGCTCCTGCTAAAAATAATTTATTAATCATAATCATACCTTCCTTTCATAAAAGGATGTGTTTTAATTGCGAATGTATTGACTTTTAGCACTCGATGTGTTAGAGTGCTGATTAAGAAGTTTATTAATACATCAAGCAGGAGATACGTTATGAAGAAAGAAAAACTTCAAGCTCTTATCCAAATTATCGCAGGCATTATGATGAAACTAATAATGACTAATTAATAGACCGGAGGTGATATGTTATGATCGATTATAAATGGATGCGATGGGTCGAGAAAAACGGCTACGTCAATGATAATGGTAAGCGAGTTTATGGAACAGCTGCTTTAAATCATGTATTACACACTAATTCAAAAGCCAAAGCTACTGTAAAAACACATGCTAATACACCTATTTTGAAATTAACACCGCGATACATTAAGCTCGGCAAAGAATTTATAGCTAAACGTTTCTCTGCATAACCATCTTAAAGAAGTCGTAACCAGCGGCTTCTTTTTCTTTTACTCCGGTCTATTAATTAGTCATTATTAGTTTCATAAATAAAGAAAAGAGCCTCTATTACAAGACTCTTTTTCTAAATTCTTCTGGAGTTATTTCTTTGGCTTCATCAAATACTCCTGCTGCAAACATATCAATAATTGTCGCCCAATGTCGTTTATGTTCCGCTTTGTCAATGACGTCCCAACTATCAGACGGATTGTTATCGTCTATTCCTATATAAAAATAGGTATTATCTTCCAAAACTCTGATAATATTTTGCTCTAAAAGCGGTTTTATAGATGACTGTTCATAATCGTATATGTTTAGTTCTTCATATTTCATTGCCGCATTACTCCTTTCCATAACAGCATATGCAATTTTAACGATTTTCAACGTATTTCTTTATGGCGTCAAAGTTAATTTCAGCATTATCGAGACGTGCGATTGTGAGTGAATCGTTTGGATTCATCATTCGCCAATATAAAGAGCTTACCACTGAATCATCTCTATTGTTCTGTCCATCAAAGAATTTAACGACGCCGTCTTTTATTTCCCAATTAAAGATATGCCCGCCACCTTGACCGTTACGCGTTAATTCTTTCTTCCACTGAACAGATACCACGCCAGATGCATTATTGCCAAACTTATTAGCCAGCATCTCGGCAGCATCTTGTCTCGAACGTCCAAATTTCACAGCTGATCCGTCCATGACTTTTGCACCTTTGAAGCATTCTTCAATAACACCGCCTAGGATTTGTTGCTTTCCACCGGTACTCTTAGCGGTAACGTCATATCCTTTCGAACGTAGAAATGAGGCTATTCCACAAGCAGAGCAGTTATTACGGTAATCGTTGTTTCCTAAATTTGGATTAACGTTCTTTATTATGTCAGACAAACTCTCAGGCTTGGCTAACTTTTTAACGCCGTGAACCATCCGAATATTATTTACAGATGGATTGGTTTTAGCAGTAGAAGCGTTATTTAAAAGATCATCTACTTTAATGTCTCCAACTTTAGAGTCTCCGGCTTTCTTTTTGAGTAGTGAATCAGCCTTGGTCTTACCGATATCGATATATTTGTCGAGTTTGCCTGATTTGACCAAACGATATGCACCATACGTAGCCAAGGCTGTTACAGCTACAGCAGCACCGATTTTAATAGCTTTCTTCTGCTTATCAGATAATCCTTTTCTCTTATTATCCTCAGTGGACGAATCTTTGTCAAGACTCTTTCTCCAACCAGCTTTCTTTTCAGATGAAGAATGGTCAGAAGCATCTAATGGATATGGCGGTCCATTCTTTTTACCCCACTTTTGACCTAATATACCATGATGTTTCAAATATGCATAATTAGTAGTTCTTGTTATTAATACTTCCATAACTACCTCCTAATGCCTATTTACTTCGTCCCAAGCATAGTCCGCCCAGGTCCATCCATCATGTATATCAGAATATTTCTTATTTCCAGTTTTCTTTAAGGCTTGTTTGACATACGTTTTGCCAGTAGCAGTCTTCGTTGTGTTCATCAATGAGTTGACTGTAATTGCTACCGCTACTGCTGTCTTAGCCATAGCTACGGCATTTCTTACATTGTGTATTCGTTGCTGCCTTTTAATTGCTTTATTTGTTACGTTTTTGGTGGTGGCGTCTTTCACTCTTTGAACACTGGATTCACTTTTTCGTCGTACACCCCATTTCATACCTTTAACACCGAAATGATAGAGTTCGTCGTTCATAAGTTACCTCCGCTTACACCACCTCAATCTGAACTGCATCGATAGCATGTCCATATACGCCTGCATATCCGTCAGATCCATCACCATAATCTGTAACCCATGCAAGCCATCCATCTTCTGATGTATGTACACGATATCGGACATGCTTTCCAGAAACTCCCTGAATATAAAACTGAAGTCCATCAATCTCACTTTTACACGTTCCGGCAAATGTATCACCGCTTGGATCTTTGTCATAATCAGTATGCCATCCGAACCAAGGACCGCCTTTCTTATGAGCACGGTATTTCAGATAACCTGCTATGCTTGCTTCACCTTTTGTCTTGGCTCTGAATCCAACCAGTGGATGCCCAAATAATCCAGAATAACCGTTACCGTTAGTGGTGTTAAAATCTATGACTTCAGGCAGCCATCCTTTATCTTTGGCAAACACTTGATGGACAACATGGATCTTCGCTGTAGATGTTGTAGGTTTTGCTGCAGGTGTAGTCGGTTTTGGAGTTTTCTCAGATGTCTTTGGATTAGATGTTCCTGCTGAAACTGGAGTGTTAAGAATTCCAGACACAATTGCTGCAGAACATTTATCAGCATTCCAATGACTGTAATCATCCTTATCATCAACAAAACAACATTCCACTAAAATAGCAGGTGCCTTAGTATTGTTGAGAATAAAATAACCATGGGTATATTTTGTCCCACGGTTTGTAATACCAAGTGCTGATGATATATTTGCACAGATACGATCTGAAATAGCAGCTGTTTTATTACTGTAATTCCATACTTCAACCCCGCCGGTCTTTCCGTCTCCGTTAGGATCGTTTCTTCCAGAATTAAGATGAATTGACACATCAAGATCAACATTATGTACATTACACTTATTCTTGATATTATTCAGATTCTGTCCCTGAGTTCTACCAATGTCATCAGTACAATCATAAACGGTATGTCCTGCCGATCTGAGCAATTCAATTACTTTATTCTTTACTTTACGGTCTTCATTTACCTCATCAAGAAAGCCTGATGCTCCTCTACATTGAAGTGAATGTCCACCGTGTATATTGTAGATTCCCATAATATTACCTCCTTATGGTTATCCTTTGGACTTGAACTTAGCCCGATTTGCTTTATTAATCGCCTTGTAGTCTCTCATGATGTCTTTTTTATTGCGCTTCTTTTGTGGTTCTCTATAACTTGTACAAACTTTGATCAGAGTCAGTAATCGATTCAAATGCCATTTTTCAAATTCAACAGGAATACCTAACTCTATCATCTGATAGTAAATAACTTCGTTGGTTGTTATTTCCCTACGACCAGACTTCTTTTTGTCTGAAAAAGTAGTTGCAGTCATTGGGTTATTGATGTATTCGTTGATTTGTTTTATATGTGCATTTGTGATGCATCGGTAAGCATTCGGGTCAACATTCTGAGTGAGTGTCATACATTTGATATAGTCAATGGTTTCTTCTCTTGTTTTTTCAACTGTGTTAATGTACGGTTTTCTCCAATGTTGCTCCCATTTCGAAATCGATATCAAAGAATGCTCCAATTTAAGTTTTGTCTCTTTAATATATATGAACTCACCAAATTCATCGTCGTACAATTCTGTTTCTGGAATGGTTATCTGGAGCATATGAGCACCTCATTCCTGAAAACTATTAACCAGCAATTGCCGGAGTATTTGATACACCGAAATCAGTAGGCATGATACCGTTAACAAAGGCTGAAGCTGTTTCAGCATCTGTAGCAAGTTCCATAAACAATTCTGAATATGCTTCTGTCTGTGCAAACGCATCACTGAGTTCTTTACTTTTTACAAATCTTTTTCCATCTGGAGTCTTCTCACCATATGCTTTCAGTATGAGATCTTTGAAAATCTTTACAATAGACGGTGTATCTTTGGATGAAACAATTTTCTGAATCATTTCAGCAAGTCCACCTTCTGTACTAAGCTCCATTTCTGCAACTTCTGCCTTATTGAGATTAAAATAAAAGTCTTCTTTTCTTTCCATTCCGTTGTAATCTGTGTAATTAATAGTTTTCTTTAACATAAGTCGGTTCTCCTTTCATAAATAAAGACCCCACCTTTCACAGTAGGGTCTCTAAATTCCATTTTGATTTTATGCTGCTTTATTTTGATAACTCACCCATCATAGAAACAATCTCACTAGGGAGCGGTAATGTAGGTTCCTCATTTTCTGATCCCCACAATTTTGCTTCCAATTTCTTAAGCTTTTCTTTATCAGCTTTTGTAGAATCGATAGTAATTGTAGCTGTCGGTTTAGCATTTTCAACTTCTATTGGCGTTGTAGATACAGACCAAGACATAGTTGTAGCTTCAGGACTATCATTGACTGTTGAATGTCCATCTTCAGAAGGTGCAGCCAGGCATCCGTATACGATATGGATTTTGTAACCATAATCGTTTCCATCTACATCGTTTCCGATAAGAGATCGGTATGCCAGACCAAAGCCTTTACGTTTCTGCTGTCCGATAGTAACTCCTGGAGCCACTTCTTTAAGTCCATTGCATTCCTCGAATTCATCAGGATACATATAGGATTCTATAGTTGCTGCAAATTCCTCATTGGATAATAAGTTAAGATATTTACGGTTGTTGGCATATAATGCTGTAGCTTCTGCTCCGGATGGACTCTCATTAATGGCAGTAATACCGTTCCAAGCTACTCCTGTTCCGTAGCTACCATTTGTCTCTATCGGATATAATGCACACTTGTCAACACCAGTTTCATATAATTTTTCGCCAGTCTGATCCCATTTAAGTGCTGTCATAATATTTTTCCTCCTTGATCAGTAATACAATGTAAATGTGTTATGGTAGAGGTTATCTGCTTTATACGATCGATCCATTACACAGTATGGAAACTGTATCAACTTATCCAAGACTGGGTTATCTGGTCTGTTAGATATAACCGTCAGTTCATACTGAGAATCAATTTTATAAATAGAATTTCCGGCATGTGCTGTTCTCGGTTTTATCTTTGAATAAACAATTGCCGGATACTTCATCAATCTGTCTTCAGGTCGGTTGTAATATACTTCCTTAGATCCTAGTAGCTCTTCCAATTTACTCTGAAGTTCCACTCGTGTTCCCATGGTATACTCCTCCTACTGTGAGAATCAGTCTTGGATGTTCGACCTTAACATCAGTCACTTTCCAACGTGTTCCCATAATCTCGACATATAAAATTGATGAATAATGATACAAAAGATAAGAGTCGGCAAGAATACTAATCTGATTCGAAAGATTAATATCATCACCGACTCTTTCTGTAGAAACTTGTCGTTTCCAATTGGTTGTTAGTATGTCTCCTTGGGTTATATACTCTACGATAGAGTCATCGTAATATCCCGGTTCTAGCTCTACCTCTTTTTCCGCAATACCTATTTTCCCGCACCACTTAGACATAACTAACCCTCCTATAAAAAATTATGCTGTTTCTGTCATTTCAGCTGTTTTACCAACAAACTCAATAGCAACTGCTGCATATGGCTTAATCATTGCTCCTGATGCACGAGTCTCCATCAGGTATTTCATTGCATTGAAATCAATATCGAAATCATCGAACATGGTTACTTCTCCACCTTTATCAGCACCAACGTTGTAATCATTAAGATTTACATACAGACCTCCAAGGTAATGTGTATCAGCCCCTTTTACTCTGGACAGATTTTCCATAACCGGTACCGGAACAATCTTAGATACGCGAAGAGCTGTAGCAAGTTTCTCCATTGTCTGAATGTGTCATATCGTCAATAACGATAAATTCTCCTGAACGAATAAATGCTTCTTCGTCGGAACTTTCACCATGTGCCATTACAGAATCAATTATTGCTCCAGGATTGGCTCCGGCAAGTACAAGACTTACCTCACGAATAACTCCGTGAATCACATCTCCTCCTACCTGTTTAAGCTTGTTGGCCCAAATAGAAAGTCGATCGATGTCACCATGCTGAACAAGTGTCTTACAATTCTGACCAGCGTCCGTATCATTGAACGACAGGTATGCGTATACTCCGTCAGGTCTGTTTTCAAGAATCGCGTGTCCAAGCACAGCATCAGGATTGTTATGTTCGTGATTCCACACTAGCGGAACTCTTTTTCCATCACATTCTTCGAAGGCATTTTTTCTGATAGTTATTCCGTCTGAGCAACGCATATCAGCTTTAGTTGCATAGCCGGAGCAATCGTAATGTGTCTTACTCATTTTGAATTTGCCTCCTAATTCCATCTGAATAATAGGTTTAAAAGTTACAATTTATTGCTATCCTCGAATCCATCTGAGACTTCGCCCAAAGTATGGACAGTATGGATTTTTCTCTTATTGTCTATAAAATTGAAAAAGCTCATGAGAATAGATCAGTGTTATTCTTCAAGTTCTGGTATACTGGATATTGGTGTATCACCTACAAATTGCGATTCACCTGTGTTTTCTGGGTCTTCTCCTGTTTGGGGTTCTGTCTGTAAATCCTCCGTAGCAGATTCTGGCTGATTGAGATTACTGTTAACAAGCTTGTCCGCCTTAGGATCATCGGATGGTTTCATACCAATGAGCTGTCGGATTTCATTACTTGTCATAATTTCGTTTCTTGTAAACTTGTCTGCAATCTCCGCAATGTCATTAACCGGAACTAGCTTGAACGGATCCCTGAAGAACATGATTGTCTGTAGCTGGGACCGTGCAGTCTTTGTGAGAAACTTACGTTTCATCTCATCAACTATCGCAGACAAAATTGGCTCAACAGTACGATTGTTGTAATTGAGCATCGTCTTCTCGTCCGCGGTGCCGTTCATAACTTCCTGCGTAATTCCTAACTGGCTATACAATAGGTTCTGCAGGTACTCAATCTGTTTCATAAGATTGTTTTCTACAGGACGATTAAGCTGAATAATTTTCTCGGTGCCATCAACGTATGCAATGCCGTAAGGACCTTTTAACTGTTCCTCGATACTTTGAATTCTCTTGGCAGCCTCTTTCTTACGAGCTTCGGAACGAACCGTGTACGGCAACTGGATCACCATATCAAGTTTTCCTGATCCGGTAGCCTCGTCAACGGCATCTAGCAACGACAATTTTCTCAACAGACGAGCCATGGTAGAATTCTTATCATTGATTACTGCATATAGCGGGCTCTCAACAATTCCGACAGTACTTTTAGGAACAGTAATGTCTTCCTGCCGCCCCGTACGGTCGTTGTAGATTCTGACTCTTACATGATCCGGACTCCATTCAAAGATCTTTCCAGTTCGCATTGTCAGAATATCGTAAGAATTGGTCTTGTTCGGATCAAAGCTCGTATCAACCGGAACCAACGCCACAGAACCCTCATCCAGCAGACTCATAACTACATCTTGCAGGAAAGCTCGTCCTGTCTGGTCTTTGTTCGCTTCGAGATTAAGACAGTTATTCAATCCAGAATCAATGTACTCTACAAATCGTCCGTTGTTATCAACTCGACAGTGCTTGATGTCTATTGAAGAAACATCCACAGCGATTCTATTAAATATAGAAGTAACAATGGTTTTCTCATTACCACCAGACAACCGTTTTCGATCCGGGCGATATGTCGAAGAGTATTCTCCATTATAATATGTAGGTTCTCTGTTTCTAAAGACATCCCAACTATGTCTTAATACATCAAAAAATCCCATTTTGATTTTTCCTCCCAAATATTATTTCCTGTTTTTATAAGCATCTTTAATTACATAATTCATAGTATCGTCCTTTTTCTAATGGTTCATCTTATAAAGAGCAGCTACGCTAAGACCACCGTATGCCCCCATAATGACTGCTGTATTTCGCCATGCATCTTTTTTAGATTTTGCAGTGGCCTCTTTTACAGTCATATTATTATTTACAATATATTTGGCGGCCTTCTTTCTAGTGGCATTGTTATAAATAATCTTATCTTTGGTGGATGCCTGCTTATTGAGATTCTTGTATGTCTCTTTTATTTTCTGTTTATTTTCTTTTTTAGCCGTTTTATAAGTCTTCTGTGTTTTATTGCTTCCAAGCATACTTTTAATTTTGTTGGTGCCAGTAGCAGACTTAGAGGCAGTACTACTTGTATATTGTGCTTTTCTATGTTCCCATTTCATACCGTGGGTTCCGTAATGCATAAGTTCATCATTATGGTTTCGTATAAATACATATTTCATAACTATTTCTCCTTCTAATCAAAAGAATCTTTATTAGCTTTCCAAGCCACATAAGCGTCCATCATAGCCGCAACACAATCTATCTTGTGCTCGCGTTTACGCTTGTATAATTTTCTATTTCCGTTACTGTCTTCCATAGTGATACAGTTACCCATGGCAAATGACATGATCTTTTCATCAAAAAGTAATCGCCTGTCTTCTGAGAATTTCTTCAATTCTCCTAAAGGTATAGATTCTGTTTTTGAACCCTGAGGAACTTTCACTATTCCATATGGCGAATTTTCAAGTTCATACCTGGCTATAAATTCCTTAGCACCGTATGGGTCGTAGCCGAAGCATCGCACATCGTATTCGCTATCAATAATGTATTGGTCCAGATCCTCATAGACTTGATCCATATCAAGCACAGTTCCTTCCAACACAATAAGACTTCCCTCTTTAAGGAAGTCTTCATATTTTGTTCTCATTGCTCCTGGTAATTTCTTTAGAGTTCTTGAAGAAATGTAATTACGGGTTTTAATACCGAATGTATCATCACCCAACGGAAATAGAAAAGTAAAACTACAGAAGTCATCACCTTGTGATAAGTCAGCACCGAGAGAACAAGGCATCTGCCAAAAGTTACGTCGTCGGTGTATGAGTGTCTCTTCGTAAGTGAAATAATAAGTGTATCCTTCAAGTGGGATTCCGAATCGCTTCGCCAAAATATCATTTCGGACTGCGGGATTCTGTTCTGCTCTTTCGACATCCAACTGATAAGTTTCGTATGTAACTGTAAATCCTAAATTAGGATTTGCTTTTAACCATTTGTCGGGTTGTCCTACTTCATCAATTGAATCTAGCTTGTACCACCATATCGATACATGGTCATTTCGATACTCATTCTTAAGTATCTTAGCCAATTCCATTTTGACTGTATCACCACTACCATTTCGAACGGTACCTTCGGAACTGATAGCGACAATCAGATAGTCATCGTTTTTGGAAGCACCCTGTTCCAACGCACCAATAACATCTTCTCGCACATCACCAGATAGCCACTCGTCAACGGTGTTGATTCTGCTGTTCAGCCCCTGCAACTTATCAATACTCATAGGTCTGATCTCCAACAGAGATCCTGTAAGAAAGTTCTCAATACCTTTCTTGGTTGATGCGAGTTTTTGACGATTTGCCTTTGATCCTGTTGTATTCTGTAAAGATCCCTCTGTAAGGAAATCAAAGAGCGGACCTCTTGCTCTGGTAATTGCTGTACGAATTGGTGACAGTACCTCTTCCGACTGTTTCATTGTAGGTGCTGTTGTAATCTGATGAGTTGTAGAAGTGTCAATATTCAAGAAATAACTCTGAATACATGCAGCATACATAGACTTCGCAGCACCTCTGGCTACAATCAAGTATTGCTTATTGATCAGACGTTTCTTGATAGTTTTCTGAACATACCGCCCAAGCTCTGGATCATATACGCTTCGCTCTTTATAGTAATACCATCCAAAAATCTCTTCCGCCCAGAGTTTGAATGAATCAAGCAAATGTAGATCTTCACCGTCAGTTAAGGTCATCTCATTCTCACAAAAATGGATAAATCCCTCTACCGCCCGATTGTCATACCAATAACCCGGATTATCAATCAGGGCATCAATCCGATACATCTCAAGTTCTACTTCTTTGCAAATAGGAATCTTTCCACTCATTACAGCGTCTCGAAACAGCCCATAGTACTTAGGAGTCGCTGTATTGCTCAACGCCATAGTTTGTCACCTACTTTCGTAATGAAATGATTTGTATTGTACTTAGTGTTGTGATATACTTGATATACAAGGAGGTATCACATCATGAACGAGCTTGATTCAAATATTATTAATTTTCCAGAAATAGCAAAACAAAATAATTTTGAAATAGAACCTTGTGATTTAGCTGCAATTACCCCAGGGAAATACACAAATTTTCCTATATCTAAATTGGGAAAATCACAAATGGGGCTTTTGCAGTCTCAGGTTATTAATGCCATAGATTCAGCAGCACTCGCGAATGCGTATATTGTTAGATTTCCTGAAGGTCTTCCACATACTTTAATGAAATTAGGTCAAGGAGGTGTATCAAGTACTGTAGTAAACGCAAGTGGACGTATTGCAGGAACAGCATCACTATTCGACGCACAGTTTCTTGCTGTAGTGAGTACGAGTTTCTCTTTAATGTCTTTTGCTACTGGTCAATATTATCTGAAAAATATTTACAATAATTTGGATATGATTAACCTTAAAATTGATCAAATATTAGGGTTTCTTTACGGCGAAAAGAGTGCTGAATTACTTGCTGAAATTTCATTCGTGAATGAGGCATATAAAAATTACAGTAGTATCATGAAACATGATAGTCAGAGATTATCTGTATTGGTTGGCTTACAAGACTCAAAAAAAATCGCTATGAAAGACATTGAGTTTTACATAACTGATTTATCTAAGACAGTGCAGAGTGATACTAAGAATTATTCCGAATTTGAAAAGATTGTTTCTGATTCTATGAAAATCAAAGATAGTCTTGAGATGGCTACTCAATTACTTACCATGGCTAATGTCCTCGAAGTGTATTACTCTGAGAATTATGATCCTGCTTATATAGATAATGTGAAGCAATCTGTCGCTGGATATATAGGTAAATGTGATAATCGTATACTTGCTGAATTCAGCAGGCTGATTGGTCGAAACAGTGAATACACTAGCATTTTCAGAAAAAAATTAGACACTTCTGAATTAGGTGCTGTTCTTGATGAAATTGTAAAATCGTATTCCGCAATAAAAGATACTGATAACCGAACAGGTCTTGTTGATACACTGGATTCTATAAATACTCCAATAGAATATTTAGTTACAGTAGATGGGAATATCGCCTATAGGGTTATTAATGATTAACTTAGATAATCAGACATTTTCCGGCGTACATATGTATTACACTCTGAAATAGTTTTATTACCTATCTTACCTAATACTCCGATTGTACTTGCTATACTTTCTTTAGCGATACGTTCGGAGTTGTATTTCCTGTACATTTTATCTACAATTTTGGGGTTCGTTTGAGTTACAGCCTGTAGCTTAACGGAATCTGTATCAAAAATTATCATTGGTCGTTTTGCATGATAGCTAGAGTATTCTTTATCATTATAATCAAGTAATGCGTTATAGCCTTTCTTTTTCAATTCCGAATAGAAACGATTTTGAGCAGCGACCTCCTGGGTATTATGATTTGTAAGAGATAAATTAAAAGCCTTATATACGGCCACTTTTTCACTTTTCGTCATTGTATTAGGATCCTTTTTCAAAGCGTTTTCAGCTTGTTTAAACAATATCTGTTGTGCAGGACGTCTCATCTTCTCTTTAGAATCAGCTAAAGAAGCTTCTACATTTTTCTTAAACGATTTATCTTTCAGTAGGTTTGCAGTAATAAATCCAGCATTCTCATCTGACGGCACTTTCAGCTTATCAGTAGCACTTATTTTCAACTGATATACTTTCATATTGTTACTGGCAGAACGTAATTCTTTCGCTTTATCTGCATCTGTTTTACTACCAGAAGCGTTAGCTTGTTTTTCGGCCTGTTTCGCTGCTGCTTTTGCACGACTCGTCAAATTCTTTCCGAACAGTCCCATATACTTGTCGGAATCTGTTTTCAGATAAGTAGCGTAGAAAGCAAAGTTCTCGAAGTCTTTACTTGTCTGAATTCGTGAGAAAGTGGTTCCTTTTTTCAAGCAAGAATCAACATATTGCTTACCGGTAATTTGAGTGCGTGCATTGTTGGCAATATCTTTAACTTTCATACTCGCTAAAGAAGAGAGGCGACTTACCTTATTACTATTCTGATTTATATAATATCGTTTTTCTCCCGCCGGTGTAAGTGATCCATCTGCAAACTGATAACGTCTAACTCCCCATTTCTGCCCCTTGATACCATGATGATATATCTCGTTCATAATTGATCACCCTCTAAGTTCTTTAATAGCTAAAGCGATACCTAAGGCAGAACTAGTGATAGCCAATACGTTTCCAGCAGAATCAAGTATATGACTAACATACTCTCTACCTTTCGACTCTCTCTTCGGGTTAAACATATTATTATACTGCTGTTCTAGGATAGCTCGATTAATTTGCTCTCTCATCTGCTGATCAGTCATATTACTAAGATCCATCTTTGGAACTTTACGATTTCTGTTAGATGTGTCAATACTACGTTTTACATCATTCGTTATATTTTTACTCGAATCGATTAAACGTTTTGCACGCTCTGTATCCTCTTTAGCATATCGTTTTGCATCAAATGCTAAGTCGCTTCGCCCATTTTTTTTCGATTGCTTATAGTATTGACCGGTTGACGAATCATATTTAGTAAACTCTTTTTCTCTCGCATCTCTTGCGTACCGTTTTTCACCGGCAGTTGTAAGACTTCCGTCTTTATTCTGGTATCTACGGACACCCCATTTCATACCTTTGACTCCATGATGATAAAGTTCATCAATGTCGTTTCGTATAATTACATACTCCATTCATTCTCACCTTCTTCCTAAATCATTTTGATTCTGCTTCGAAATTCAGTCGCCACTCCAGCTCTTTGATCAAGTCATCAATAGCCTGCTTATGAACTGAACTTGATGGTGGATCAAACAGAAGCCGGACTTTTAGAGCTATGTACGATTTGATAGACTCAAAGTTCTCATAATCTTCCGGTAAGAAATTAGTCCACATTTCTTCTCCAGTGGTAAGTCTGAATCCTTTCTTGTCGCCGACACCCATCTGAGCTAAGATCATAAATACCGAATTGATATGCATGATGAGTGTCTGATCAAAAGCATCGTACTCAGGCATCAGACCGATAGCTTTCTTTACGTCACTAAGAATAGATAATTCTTCCATAAATGTTTTCCTTTCCGCCCTCTCTTATCGTTTCCAAGGGCAAGTATCGTTTGGAGTTCTTATAAGGGGATCTGTCATGAGAATGTTTTCATCACCATAGTGAATAGCATTGTGTGTATTGAGAATCGTACAGACGACATTTTCCGGGTCGAAAATCATAGGATTACGGTCTTTCACATCTTCTACAGTAATCGGATTGATATGGTGAAGAATTATTGAACTGCCATCAGCAACGTCGTACCCGTCACATGCAAGATCACAAGCATTGTCTCGAACGATCATATCTCTTCTGAATCTTCGCCACTCTGAGGAACGGTATAATATCTGATTGAGAATTCTATTACATCCAAACGTCTCATTGCATACTCTTCCATCAAGCTTCAAATATCGATAGCGTTCAAGAAATGTAGGAATCCGGATTAATTCAGAGTAGGACTTAATATACGTCGTATTCATCCTCTTCACCTTTTCCCGAATAATCACGGAATGCCTTAAGAACCTCTTCGTATTTTTTCTCACTCTCTTTGGATGATTGATACATATCAGTCTTCGCTTCCAGCATTTTATTTTCTTTCTTTAATTTTTCCTTTTCGAGTTCTGCTCTTGATGTTCCGAGCTTTAAGAAATGTGTAATAACCTGAGATGATGCTGTACCTTCACGAAGCTGTTTCTCTGCAAGATCTACAGCCAGAGCTATCATCTGCTGTTCTCTTGCATCTGGATCCATAGCTTTCCGTGACTTTCGTACAGGATTCATAGCTGTTGTACTGCTTTTCGCCATGGTTTTAGTCACCTCTTCCTAAGTTGTAATAGACTTTTTACAACATTTAATAGAGCCAGTGAGGAAATTACTGTATGTCTCATACGAAAGGAGTTACGAAAAAAGTATGAGTATTGAGATATTGTGTAATCCAATGGCAGATTTATGGGTTTAAATCTTCCGCAACACTACTATGTTTACAGTTTTTGCAGTATTTATCAAAATATACCTCTTTCATACCAGTACTGTCCATTGCTATTGCCTCCATATAAAAATAAGACCCACAAACTAATCAAAGTTCATGAGTCTTAATGTGAACAAATAGGTCACTTATTCCATTACATCAATATTTTTAATTTCTGGTGCAGTGAACTCAATAGGATTTCCGAAAATATCACCGTCGTCGATCTTCTTAAGATTTATAAGAATAATCGCCTCAATTTCTTCCGGTACATTGTCTTCAGCATCGATATATTCATCAACAACGCCTTCATACTCTATTTCATCGATGTCTGTGATTCTTATTTTTCGTCCTACCAATTCTTTTAAATTGATCATAATATACTTCCTTTCATTTACGCCGGATATACATGAGAACCCGTTTTTGAATATGCTATAACTCCCCTTTTAGTCTTAGTTTCATTCCCGTCACTATCTGTATGTACTCCTATGAAATTGTCATCAACAAAGCGTTCTTTGTTAGTCCAATTACCTTTTCTATCTAATATTGCTTCGCCTTTACCACAATGCCTGTCTACTAATTCCTGAGCATACTCACACCCACCATTCAGATAGCTTCTACCTGCAAGATGATCTAGTTTAGTATGACGTTTCTGCTTATCCGCATTTATCGTAGTTTTTATTTTTCCCGAATCAATGGCTTTTTGTATAATATTAATATTACCACGATTCTTATATTTATCAATAGGATACGGCGGACCATTTCTAACTCCCCACTTCATACCGGGTCTACCCGAATGCTCTATAATCCCACGTTCGTCATCCAGTTTCCACTTTATCTTCTCCAGAATATTTTCAACGATCTTCTGGGTCTTATCACTGAGTTTCATATAATCTTTCCGCTCATCATACCAGTCAAATATCTCATACAGATTACCGGTCTTCCAACTGAAACTCCACCAATCGCAGATCATTTCAAGAATATAATTATATGGCATATCCATGATCGTTTCTGCTTCTTCCGGGTCGTCGTGATGAAGAATCCAATACTGCCAATGATGAGGATTATTGTGAATATGTATCAGCCAAGCATATTCGTATTCTTCTACTACCTGATGCGAACGATTCCCACCGTAGAAATACGCATCATACGGAATATACTCTTCAGGATCTGTTTTACTGGCATCGTGTGCAAATCCTATCTGATGTACCAGTTCTAACTGATTTTCTTCAGGAATCAAAGCCGGCAGATTGTCCATAATCCAGTAGAGTGCCTGTCGAACCGCATTCTTATGCTGCTCCAAATATAAATCGTATTCTTTACTCATTTCCTGCCTCCCTGTTTTTCTTTTCCAACCCCTTCTGAAGTGCCTCTTCTCTTTCAAGTTTTACATCAATTGCTCGGAAAACGTCACTTTCGTGAATATTAAAAATGGACTTCAAGAATTCCAAGCAAATATAAACATCTGCCATTTCTTCCAAAAGTCCAACCTTATCTTTAGAACCACGAATCTTTTTACTTATCTCCTGCTGTAATTCTGCAAGTTCCTCCATAGCGACTGTGCACTTAGTCTTCCAGTGACAGTTCTGAATACTTTTCTTGATAATATTCTCCCGCTGCTTGTCAGAATATCCAGGGTTTTCTTTTAATTCTGCTATAAATCTTTCTCTATTCACTTTCTTTCTCCTGTCTGTCACAAATTTCGTTATACTCTTGAATCCATTCAGTAGGAACAAATTTACCATAGCAAATATAACGCTCGATAGCATCTCCGAGATCATTCTTACGCTTTTTATCCCACGTATCACGCGGCATTACACCAAGAGGCGGTTTCTTAGGTTTCTTATCTGACAGTATATCGTTAGGATGCTGATGCGATTCATATAAATATATAACGTCGTCATGGTTTAAATTGCCATTAACGGCATATCGCGTAATAAGTTGTTCCAGACGTTTCTCATCCGGATGAGCTAACTCCCAAATAATAGCTCTCAATTTATTGCATCTGTTTCCCAAAATACCTTCTCTATTAATCATCTCATCAATCATCTCTACCCCCGCTTTCTTCCAAATGGATATAATCTCGGTAATGGACGCCAAGCTAAAATATCAATACGATCACATTCCGAATCAGTGAATACACGATTATCTTCAATCGGTGCTCGGCAGGCTTCGTATACCTTATATCCATCAAACACGCTCTGTCTTCTAGGGTTATACCATTTCTTATCCCACTTACGGAAATATACTTCCATGACCTTAGGTGTGTTCAGTCCTGCTCCATGAGCCGCTGTACAAATATACCATCCGTCTTTCTTTGGCTTCATAAGTGGGTATGGATGCCAAATATGTAACATGCTGATCCTCCCCTAATTGAATTCGTAATTTTCAGCTTCATTCTGATATACAACAATCTTAATTGGTTCGCCATTGCTACCATCATTCTTGATATGAATAATGCCGTCGAACTGCAGATAATTGTTACCCTCAGTATCTACCATTGTAAGACTGCCATCTTGTCTCTTATCAGAAATATTAATGGTTAGTGGTTCTAATTTTTCTGTTTGATTATCTTTATTTTCTTTACTTCCACAGCTAGCAAGACAAAATACAGCTGCAAAAATAAATAATCCTGCTATAATTTTAATTTTCATTATCTTTCTCCTGGTATGATGTAGTCATAGACCAATAAGGTCATCCACATCATATTCTCTAATCTATAACTACAAGTAATAGTGATATACCGTTTAAAGAATTTACCATTAGCATGTAAAATCTGTGTTTCTACAATCGGATCAAAATATCCACAATCTTCACAATATTCGTTAAGTTTCATCTCTGTTTTCATTATTATCACCCTCAGCCCAACTATAATTTACGAATGGATTATCTAAGAATTTAATACAGCCAGGGTCTACTTTAGCAACATACCCAGTCTCTAATTCCACAACCCCGATAGGTTTTTCAACAATTTCTTTGGAATATCCATCAAACCCCCTAACATTAAACCAGCCATGAAATAAACCTTTAAGAATTTTTCTACGATTTATACGAACTTCACAAGGTCTTAATTTATTATTTACTTCAATATCCCAAGCCATTTTACAACCACCATTCTCCTATTGCCTCGCCAACGGTTCCTGCTGACTCATCACTATCAGTAGCTTTGAAATATGCACCATCCAACTGCGGATACATAAATTCAAACATCAGATAATTTGCTGCATCAACCAGATACTCGGTGTTTTTTGTTTCTTTGTATTTCGCAATACATAGATCATGAGTCTTTAATGCATCTACAAGTTTGTCCTTAAAATTAGTCTTCGCCGGACCATATTTGTGAAAACTTACCTCCACTCTATTTTTTCTGAGCTGATCAAACCTCTCAGAATATTCGTTTTTCATGTTTGGTTCTGCCATGTTATTACTTCTCCTTAACTTTCAAATATAAAAATTCATCACCGGCTTCATATACACCCAAGCCGAGTAATTTAGCTTTTGTGACAACCCGAATTCCGTTATTATCAGAATGACTTATAACACTGTTGTAATAATAACCACCACAAAATATTCTTTCACGATCTTTCATAATCTGACGAAATAATTCATTAGTAGACATAACAGTAGCCCAAATACAATCATCCCGAATATCCAATTCAGCGAACCCTATTACTAACTCTGGATTACCAAATTTATAATCCCACACTACAGGAATTTTTTCTGGAATCTCGATGATAGACCCCTTCGGAAATACAAAACCATTCATACTTGGCTTATCAAATATCAATACAGGTCCTTCTAAAATCATTGGCTCCATTCTTAATTAAGCCTCCTAGTTTTACGTTCTTCATATTCTTCCTTAGAGATTTCTGTCCACGACTCTGTTCCATCACCAACTGACACTCTGAAAAATCGATTGATTTCGATGCGTTTCTGGTATCCGTTTTCGTCATACTTTAATGCATATAATATAGCCTTCGTGTCATAATCACCATTGTTACGATCTGTTAAAAAATCCTCACAAAATACAATAATAGAAGGGCCAGGACTATAAGGCATGGTTATCGGGAACATCTCGTCAACCATTCGAGTTACTAGACCAGAAGTATATGAAGCAATAGGGTCATTGATATCCTTGCAGTAATATCGAGCTACATCTGTATATTTAACATGCCCGTCATTATATACCTTCTTAAACAAAGAAGACATACGTTTGCACTGGAATGTTACATAAGGCAAATCTTTAGATCTGTGGCGTTTGCTCCAAACATCATCTGTATCTTCAATAGGCGTGAGTGGTTTTCTGTCAATCAACCGATTTAAGATATTTTTTGTGAACCCAATAGACATGCCCGAATGCCCGTCCTCACATAAACTCTCAAAAGCTTTTAATGCACTTTCGTAGCAAGCACAACCATAGTCGAATTCTCCTTCTTTTTTATCCGGATTCTCTCTCTTACAAGCAATCTCTACTTCCCTTTTAGCCCATTCCAACATACTCATAAAAATACTTCTCCTTTCAATTCCGTTATCACAATTTCTATGTATTCATCTTCTGTCTTTGACATTAAATGGATATCCAATAAATATAAAAAGAGAAGTCCCTGTGTTAGAGACCTCTCTCTTGCAACCTATTTATGATTAGCAATACGAACTTTGCAAATATCTGCAATAATAGTTCCGATTGTAGCAATACCGGCAGCTACCACCCAACCAGGTACATTAATAGTTTTCTCTCCATTTTTAATTTCCATCATTTTTGTTCTCCTTTTCTAATTCTGTATTGGTATTATTATTTTCGCTTATGTAACGATCTTCACAAATACTGTAACAATTTTCGTGTCCAATAATAACATGGTCAACAACGCGTATTCCAACAATAATACCGGTATCTTCCAATCTCTGTGTCACTGCAATGTCATTGACACTTGGCTGACTGTCACCACTGGGGTGATTATGTAACATAATAATATTTGATGCATTTGCTAGTAGAGCTTTTTGAAATACTTCTCTAGGCGATATAACCGAAGTATCTACGCTGCCATGTGATATTTCAAATAATGCAATAAGCCTGCACCTGGTATCTAAACATAGCATGTAAATATATTCTTCGGTTTCATCATGCAAGTGCAGATAGCCCTTACCAAAAGAAGCAACATCGCTAGACCGTCGGAATTGATTTCTAGGCATATCCGGATAATTTCTACTGGATTCTTTTACCAATACTGCTTTTTTATTTACGAGTTTAGTTTTGTATCTGAGAACTCGCATTATGTCACCGCCCTTTCATTTCCCTTACAATATATTAGCCTATTCCAAACACTGGACGAATACCGTAAGTGCTTGTAGCCATATCATTGCTAGCATCGCCATATTGCGAGACTAGAGTATATGTTTGTGCACTTGACAGATTCCGCAACCAATAGTTTGCACCAATAGTCTTCCATTCAGGCACAAGCCGGAACAGTGCCAACTGCTGTGTATCGGATGTCTGCTTATTACTGTTGTCGGTGCAAATATAGGTCCCATGCACCATTACTTCATTCATGAGATCCACGGACACATTTATCCAAGTTCCATCGGAAAACATCCTATGTGATATCAGTATCTTTTTAAATACGTCCGGCAGCGAGTTAGCTATTTGATTTAACCGCACAGTTTTCATCGTCGAACTTTTGTAGCCGCCTGATGTACTGTTGCTTGTATGCATCTGTCCGCTCCCTAACGCAGTATCCGGGACTATTAATATATGGGGTTTTTGTACTGATTCTTGATAACCTACACCTTTCCAGTAATTAATGTCTGCTATCCGATATCGCAATCCATTTATCTCCCAAGAAATAAATTAGGAAATACCTCAATGTCGTAGAATACCAGTTCATCCGGAGTATCTTTATCTCCTGTAACGACTGATGCATCTTCTGACTTGAAATGCATCTTGCCAACTATTTTGAGGCATGTATCCGACTGATTACTACTGCTCATAGCTAATGCATATACTGCGTTCTTCATATCAGATACGTCATACCCCATCCCGCTGTCGTATGCTTCTTCCAAGGTCTTGTAGATCATATCAACACTCGGTTTGGTGTTACACATTATTTCTTTATTAATGTGCCTTCTTAGGATTGCACGTAGATGTTGCTCATTCTTCAATCCTTCGTAATTTCGCACTTTCTTCACTCCTTTCATCGGCAGTCCGCTGGAAATAGTCGCCACCGGAAGATCGTTACATCTGCTCAATCTTCGTCGTAGCGAACTATTACCAGTGAATACCTTGACCTCCACATCATCTGTATAGATTCTGCTGAGTTTAGTTACGTCGTCACCTGCATAAATATAATGAAGATGAATGCCGTTACCACCCTTACTAACCTCAGCATATGTTGGAGGCCATTTTGATGCTTCCTGCAGATTCTTCTCGAAACACTTGTTACCACTCTCGTCTCTAATGTCAAAATCAATAACAATGTGATTCTCTGGAACCCGCACATAATGTACTTTCGATGTATCCAGATCGGACAGTTTAGTTGTCACGTTATCCCACTTCTGAAGTGGCTTCTCTGAGTCTTCCACCGTCGCATACTGGGCTGGACACTCTGCACAAATTGCATCAAAAATAGAAGCCTGCTCTTTGAACTCAATCAAATGAATCGACTCCTCTTCTTTTTCTTTCTTTCTCCCACCACTCATATCTTCTTCAAAAATATCAGTACGGAATTTACTGTAATAATTTACAAGTTTTGTTCTATCTTCCTGATCGACACGATCTTCGTAATCCCAGAAGTAGTTCTTCAGCTCTTCCTTGAATATACGTTTGGAGAATGGTGTAAATACTTTTGCTTCTTCTACATACTGCTTATACATTTCCCAAGCAGCCTTTAATGATGTCCCGTCCTGTTTCTTAAACACAGAATATGCATCGCACACAAAGTTGTAGAAATCATTTGATGCCGACATCATATTCTTCGGAATATAATCGTCATAATAATCAGGATCTTCTTTATAGACCTGAAGACAGTGATATGCAATTGCTCCCAACTCAAACGGAATCTGTTTGGTAAGTCTACGATATTCCCGAACGCCAAGTTTTCTTCCGGATGGATTTACATCAATCAAACGCCTGAGTAAACCAGACTTACCATCCGTGATTTTAACTGGCCTATTAGTACCCACAAACAAGAAGCATTTGAACTTAGATTCATAGATACCTTTAAATTTCTCATTGATCGGCATAGTTTCATGGGATACTAATGAGTTCAGCCGTGTGTTGTCCTCAATCCGGCTTAAGTCACCGTCATGTTGTATTGCTACAAGAGGACCTGACTTAAAAGGCTCCAGAGCAAATGCATTATTAGCCTGTCCGAGAGCCCTTGCTTCAAATGTACAGTAATATCCATTAAATAACTCCTGCACTACATTCAGAATTGTGGATTTACCTGTTCCGGCTGCACCATACAGAACCATGAATTTCTGAATGGTACGAGAATCACCAGATACAATAGAACCGATAGCCCATTCGATCTTATGACGCTCGTCCTCGTCATACAATGTACCAACCAGCTTGTCCCATGCCTCATAAGTACCTTCAACCAAAGGATATGGTAATTTCTTAGTAGCGTAGCTTTCTCGTGTTGTCTCGGTATTTTCAAATATAAGCTCCTCATCAAGATCATGATAATTATCGCGCATCTGCTTTTGACAATACTTGTGAAATTTATCGATGCTGCCGGAATCAGAATCCCACATATGCTTTATGCGAGGTTCTCCAAATATACGTTCCTCGTTATCTCGTACCCAATTGCTCATAGCACGATCGACCAGTCGTACTACATCGTCCTCATCGGTACTCCAAAGATGCCTTTCTTCATCCCAAATAGCATAGAAATCCCGACCTCTTATCATAAGATCCTTGGATTTCTGCATTATGAATTTAGGGAAGACTTCGGTGATCTTGTCTTTATCACTGTACTTCGTCGCTACGGTCATGAAGTCCAACATTCATCCAATGCCCTCCCTTCTTAACTATTACTTCCATTATTAAATTGTTCCTTTAAGTTATTCTATCCAGATACCAGAGCATCTGTGTCCAGGTATCCACATCTCTTAAATCCGTATGAATACCCGGAATAACAAACAATCCGCCAGTTCCGTCAGGCTCATACTCACGATTCAAAAATCGCTCAATAATAAACGAAACTTCCTTCTCATCAAACCGATCATCTGTCATTCCTCCCAGTCCGAGATTATTGATCATCTGCCAAAACCACTGGACTGTACGATTCCCTTTTGCAGCATCATCCATAATATCTTCGCATCGATATGCCAGTCCCATTACCATCTCCAGTACACTACATGGGTCGTTCAGTTCGTAACCAGTGGTTATATGATTTTCATATATAAATGACCACCTCATGCCTTCCTCTCCATCTTCAGCACGGTTGACATCGTCAGGTAATGACCAACGATATTCAATGCTATGCAAATATGATAGCAATTTACGATATGAGATATTTTTTCTAAAACGCCCGCGACACACGATGCCCAGTAACCATTCAAAATATTCTTCTTTTAAGTTACTCATCATACTCCTCATCGGAATTTAAATCAGAGAATGCACGATACTCTTTTAGAATCTCGTAATCTATTCTCTGAATATCGTTTCTTACATAGACCGTGTCCGGATCATTTTCATACTCTCCAAAGTAAGAAGTAACTTCATCTACATCTCCGATCAATTCATCTACATTTGCTACTATTTTCTTGTCATCGTTTGTGACTTCACCGTCAGTCCAATACCAAAGAGTCATTGGTGTGTAATCACAGTCGCAAAACTGTTCAGGCTGGATAACATATGGCCCTTTCTTATCTTCCGCTGTTTCTTTCGGCTCTTCATCAGTAACTGTGTTGTACTGATGTTCTTTGATTATTTTATCAACAGCTTTAAGATCTTCATCAATTTTTCCTGCCTCTTCTATTTCAGCCTTTCTTGCATATGTTTCTTTAACCTGTTCAATTTCATCGTTGGCTACCTTTTCGTAATATTTTTTAGCAAATATAACTGTAGCGGCTGATCCGGAAATAAATCCCAATACAAACGTTAAAATATTTTTATTCATTTTCTTCGTTCTCCTCTTTTTTAATAGTTAGTACTGTTACCGCTAATCCTCCGAAAAACAGACTCATGGACAACAGTACCCCACCTACGATATGACGGCTCTTATTTGTTTTCAGGATACGTGTTATAGTGTTGATACTTTCTTCGATTCGTTCCATACACACCACCCCTTTAATATAGTTACGATTCGAGTATAATGATGCCACCTACAAAGCACATGCCTGACAATGCTGCAAATATCACTGATAAACCTTTTAACATAGGTCACTCCTCCTTATGTATTACTGGAACAGAACCTTTAAGAATATAAGTATTCTCTCCGATTACTACACCTCTAATTTGTCCAAGTCTAAACCATGTATCGACTGTTGCAATACCAACACCAAGTCGTACAGCAGTTTCGTCCATCGATTCAAAACATGAATCAAATACAGACTTGTCTTCAAGCTGGTTCTCCAAAATAAATATAATAATTTCTCTGCCGGTCATATCGGTATCTCCTTTCATACAAAATTATCCCCAACTGATGTATTACACACCAAACTGGGGATAATCGAACATATCTCTATACGGATTTCCTGAATAGCAGGTGCTTAGACCCGCTGTTCAAATTGCGTTGAGAATATCTCCGTCTACATTGAAATCGAGCAGAATAGATCTCTCGTATCCGTTTACAAATCTACGATTCGCTGGATTTGCTATGTTGTAAATGCCAAAGTTTACCTTATCGATGACATTCTTATCGTAAATCCATCCAATTACCTGCCCCTGTCTTGTTCTCTGAATGCCAAGCATTTCATATACTTCATTCAAAAACAGATAACCACGGGATTCCAGAAGATCGTTTGCGTACTGCTGCTGATTTCTTAAGAACATCAGATTGTACTCAGGATCTTTTGTCCAACCAGGGCATGATTCATCGAAGAATTTTGCGTACTCGCTGGACGGGTCGATGTCTGCGATCTCTGTAATTTCTTTTACGGTTCTCTCTTTGCCGGTTTTCTCATCAATTACGGTCTTTTCAACCTCTTCTTTTCTAATGTTATAACGGAGTTCACGATCCAGCTCATTTCCAAAGCGATCAATAACTCTTCCGCGATAATCCTTGAAGTTCTTGTTAACTACTTCATAAGCTGCAGCGAGAGCCACATTACGTTTCTTAAGTACATTGTGACCTGCTAAAATAGCTGTAATTGAAATAGTACCAACTGCAATAGCCGGAGCATACAGTTTAAATAACTTCAGTCCACGCTGTGTATACATTACTGTAAGATCTTTCTGATAATCTTTCTCTGTATACTTATCAGAAAATCCGGTTTCCTCTACATAGTTTTTGGTCTTGGCAATCTGTTCTTTATTTTCCGCCAAAACTTCATCGATCTTTGTAGTTGCTTTACATGCCATAACAGTGGTTACAATAGTACCTCCGACTCCAGCGATCACCAAAATTTCTGGAGCGTGCTTTTTCATTTTAAAAGCAACCTTATTTACTGCTCTATTAATACCTGCCGGTAATTTAATATTTTTCATAATTCATTAATCCTTTCACATATATTCTTTTACTTTTCTGCCTGCTGCATCTTTAAACTCTTTAATCGGGAACTCTAACTCCTCTAATTCAGATAGCATCACATAGCCCCATTCCCATTCCCAGATGCAACAGTAGCCGAATAGTAACCAATCTCCATTTTCCTGTTTTTCTCCTTCAGTCAAAATCCATGTTCCAGGTCCTTCACTGTTGTAAAACATAACTGCAATCTCGGCATTAAAGCCTTTTCCATCCTGAGAAGACAGAGGATGTTGCAGCAACGATTGTTCTATTCTTTTTGTCATAAGTTTCGCCATAATGCTACCTCCATTTTGAATTAATCAATAGGCATAGCCCGTGGGAGCTTCAAATAGTAGCCATCATGACCACGCATTACCTCTGCCGTACGCAGATTGAACCATCCGTAATTACGTGCAGTATACGGTACTGACAGTCCAGCCATATCATACATATCGGCTACCGTAACCAATCCGTACCCTGATTCACGATCGACCATCTCTCGCATTTGATCCAACACAAGCTCGGCATCGCCACGACTATCGAAGGTAATATCATCATAATCAAATGCATTACCAGGTCTTGCTCTACGCTCATGTCTGTCACGATCTTCATAATAGCTACGATATGGTGGACGACTATCATTTCTGGATCGCTTGCTACCGCCCTCTCCTCCAAATAAAATCATATCTACTACATCAAGAATTGTTTTCTTGAACGTAGGAATCAGGACATCTCGAATAACGTAGGACTTAACGTTTGAGGCATCATCCGAAATAAGCATAGATTTGACTTTTCGCACTTCATTAGGCTTGGTTTTGGCTTTTCCAGTAATAACCTTAGTCACCTTTCGCTCGTTATCTTCCTTGGTGTGTCCGGCGTTTCTATTCATGTCATATTCTGCCATCGTATTCCTCCTTAATTAACCATTTTGATTTCTCCCGGCAATGTGATTCTGCTGCTCGGGAGTCTGTTGCTTTGCTTTTTGAACTGATATATAAGATTGCTCTTGGCTTTTCTAGCCGTTGGAGCTTTAGTTTCACCAGTCCATTCAGACGCAATAATCTTATCAAATAACAGAACTGGCCCTATATATCGGTACAGGTGATTGTATGTGTAATCCTGCATAGCACCATCTCCTTGGAAATAAATATGCTCTACTTTCGTAGCTCATCTTGAAAACAAAAAGAGAAACCCAAGTATTTCTACTCGGGTCTCCCCTCTGATTAATAATTACTTTTCTTCTGAATGATTAAGGTTTTCCACATCTTCGTCATCCAGATCAATAACTTCCGATTCTCTTTCTTCCGGCTCAGCATCTTCTACCCAGCCGATATGAAAGTGCCTTTTCTTTTTAGGTTTTCCAGTCTTTTTAGCATTCAGCCTGTCGTAAACGACCTTTCCTGCGGTCGCTATACCAGCACCTACAGCTAAAGCTAAAGCAACTACCAAAGCCTTTCCAGAACCACCTTCTGTATCGCCTGAGACTTCATAAGTCTCTGTCACCGGTTCCATCTCATTAGTCATTTCCTCTGTTACTTCTACTCTGTTTTCTTCCATTTTCGTATCCTCCTTAATGAAAATTAATTATTTTCTCATAACACCATATGTATTTTTCGCGGATTAATATAGCTTATCGAATCCATACACTGGACGTACCCGGAAGTCCATTACAATATAAACTCGGTTATCTATCACAATAGTGTCACTCAGCTCAATATCGATTTCGTCGCCCCCGATACACCAACCTATTTCATCAGAAACACCAGTGTGGGGAATTCCAAGTTCGTCATACAACTGTGATAATGAGACATACATCTCAGACCGCATCGCTTTATTCAATTTATTAGCAGCCGCATCCATGGCATTTTTGCTAGATTTGAACGGTTGATTACTCATGGCATCAACAAACCAGGTATCACCACCATCAGCAATAATGATCTGTGCTTTCTTCTCATCATCAATTACCTGTTTAACATGCCCCTCAGCTACTTTCTGCTTGATATCTTTCATTTTCTTTTCAGAAACCACTTCTTCTACTTTATCCTTATACTCGGACAAAGCGGTCTCAGATAACTTATACGCAGAATATAACGCTGCATGTCTACGTGTATGTACTGAATTTGCTCCAATAACACACGCAATAGATGCCCCGCCCATAGCTACCACCGGAAGAAATGGTTTCCATACAGCTTTTATTACTTCGGGTGTTGTAAGCTTAATATTGGGTTCATCTGCTTTACGAGCTTTATTCTTTTCTTTCTCAGCTTCTTCAATCAATTTCAGAGCTTTAGGCGTTGCTTTTACTGCCAATACTGTAGTAGTGATACCCCCTGCAATACCCAAGCCCGTAAGGATTGCCGGACTGTTCTTTTCCGCTTTTACAAGTATTTTTTTAATTCCGACTGGAACTTTAAATTTCATGATGTAATCTCCTTCCAATGTAAAATAAAAAAGAAGACCCAACTATTTCTAGTCAGATCTTTCATTTTGAAATTATTCTTCTGAAGAGTTCTGTTTCTCTTCAAGAATCTCTGCTGCTCTTTTGGCAATCTCCTCGTTCTCATCCTTGGACATCAGAAGATTTGCAATAAACCCTCCTGCTCCACAAATTGCCGAGATTGCTGTGAGAGCTGTCCTCTTGTCAATTTTCATAGTTCGTTTCTCCTTTCTGAATTATTCCATAACAGAACCTGTTCCACCCGCGATTCTGTCATATAAAAATATGAGAGTCCGTATAGCTCGCTACTAAACTGTCAGTCCTATTTCATACCTCCCACAGAGATGGGTTCTATACACCCAGAGCTCATCGTCATTTAATAGTTCTTTCTCTCATAACAGCATAAGATATTCTCGCGAAAAGCAAAAGAACCTGAATCTTTTGACTCAAGTTCCCTGCCTTTGAAAATTACTTTCTTTCTTCGAGTTTCTTAATTTTTGCACGAGCAACGTATAAACTTACCAACATAAATGGATATATAATTACTGCACCATCGATAGCCCCGCTACACATAGCCGCAGCTCTCGCTTTGACTCTGTCTAGTTTTTTATCGGAATCCCAGTTTTCATCACAAATATCATGTAACGTTTCCTGCCATTTACTTGCAAAATCCATAATAGTTACCTCCTTAATTGAAATCATAATTTTCTGTTCATAACGGAGTATGTTTATCTCGCGAAATTACCAGTCATCAGACAGAGCTTCTACAGTAGGATCATATATCGGCTCAATGATATAACATTCAAGCCCATCGTCCATTGTTACTTTTCGATGGTCAAAATCAATCCAATATAACTCATCCATATATATATTCCAACCCACTTTCTCACCGTAATCCGTCGGATCTAAGCCAAGGTACTCGTAAAATGTATTAAGATCCACACAGCCGCCCTCGGTGACAAATATACGATTCAGATGATACTCAGCTTGCAATACCTGCTCTAAAGGTGCATTAAAATATCGGTGTCCGTATGTATCGTAAAATAACCGTGGTTCACTGTAATCTTCTTCTAAGAACTGTCTATAACATCCCCAACCACTCTGCACACACGGATATACCTCGTGAGCATCTTCCGCAGCAATGGATTCAACGATTTTGTTATGTGCTTCTTCACCGTACAGCTCCACTACTTTTTGTCGATATCTCTTATAGTTCTGATCCAACAGAGCATAAGCCGAGGTAAGTGATGCCTGCTGACGTGTTGTTAAAATACTTGCCCCGAATATACACGCTATGGTACCAGTTCCTATAAGCACAGTTGATAAATATGTTGGTGCAGCTGCCTGAATCGTTTCCCATTTTGAAAGTTTCTCTCCTTTTTCTTTCTCAGCTTCCTCGATTAACCGTAGAGCTTTAGGCGTTGCTTTTACTGCTGTGACCGTCGTTGCTACTACTCCTACTCCACCTAAACAGGTAAGAACAATAGAAGCAGTTCCTTTGTTAAATTTGTGTTTTCTCATAGTACGTTTCCTCCTTTCTACTAAATTAACTGGTTGACCTTATACAGAACTTTGTCACTGATTTGACCATCTGCATTGATATGAAATTTGATCTGACCATCTTTCATCTCTACTTCCAGATCCTTAATATTGATAACTGGTTTTTGTCCTACAGCCTTATAAACTGCATTAGAGATAGTCCTTGCTACAATTCCACATAGTAGTTTAGATTTCAATGCCACCCTCATTTCATCCATCTGTCGCTCCTTTCTTGAAAAGCAAAAGAACCTGAATCTTTCGACTCAAGTTCTCTGCCTTTGAAAATTACTTTCTTTTAGCTAATTCTTCTGTCACTTTTTCTGCAATTTTTCGATCCAAAATTTCATCATTATTATTTCTGCCTATATATGTCAAACCGGCACTTATAATAGCAATTCCTAATTTTAATAATCTAATCGTCTTAGATGACATAATTATTACCTCCTTAATTTTTCTATAACAGAATAAGAAAATCTCGCGAATTATATCAGCCGCCGGTCAAAGTTTGTTTCCCACCGTTCTTTCTGTATAGGCTTCATCTTTAACGCCCACATGATCTGACGGATGGATACTGTAGGATATATACCATCCTTAGGCTTACCGCCACGTTCGTTGAAAAACTCTATGAAATTCGGATGTAAATATAAAGCGTCTACTAGCCATGGATCTATTTCATTCCACCATGTCCGTTTGGTCTCTTGATCATACCGTTGTTGGATAACTGCTAAGCCTTTATAGCCTATCAGATATAGTGTGCATTGAGCATATACAGGATGGTCACATGCGTAAATGGTTCCATAAACTGCTTTATATATCTTAGGTTTTTCGTAATGATATCTCATAAGTTACTCCAGCACAAACAGAAGAGTCCTGGTTTTATCCAAGACCCATTCCATTTTGAATTTCTACTTACTTTTTTCTCTTCGGGAGAATGTCTGTGATTGTATTCTTAGTCCAGACATTCTTGAAAACTCCTTCCTTCTCATACTCCGCTGCAGCTTTCACTCCCCAGATAGGGATCAATATACCGCACGCTACAATCTGTACACCTGTCAACACATGTCCAATAATACCACCCAGTTTTTCCTGTTTGAGCTGTTTTTCTTTCAAAGTAACTTCAGCCTGTTTGCTGTCGTACTTCTCCTGAATCTCAGCATCAAGTCGATCCATCTGATTGTATTTTTCGAGCATCTGTGTAAGTGTATCGACCGCATCTGTGTGCTGCTTCGACCCAACCTCCAGCTCGTGAACTGCTTCGATTGTATTCCGGATTTCCTGTTCCAACATCTGTTTTGTTGTCATTTCTATTCTCCTTTTCTGAAATTAAGTTAATATAGTTTCATAAGAGGGGCTGTTATTCCCGCGTAAGGACAATCTGATCATATTTATCAAGATCCTGATTCGATGGAATACGAACATTGATTGTTGCCAAATCAGGCTGTTCTTCTAACGGAATTACTCGAAAATAGCCCTTGCCTGTTTTTACCTTTTTTATTGTAGCTCCAATTGTGAATCCGATAAAAAAGCCAACTATGGTAAGTATTGCTGTTATTGCGTACATTGTAGAAACACCTCCTTTCTAGCGTATTATAATAAGTGGATTTTTGGTAACCCACGTACGATGTAAGTTAACCTAGATTAAAATGTCTAACCTAGATTAGAAAAGAAAAGAGCCTAAGATGTTTCCACCCTAAGCTCCATTCGATCCTGCTTTAAAGCATGGTTACTTTAAATCATTTATTCCTTTTCATAAAGGAATGTGTAATTTTCGCGAATATGTGGTATAATATTCCAACAAAGTTAAGGAGGGGACCGGCATGAAAGAAAATGAAATTGCAATATTTATTGACACTATGGAAGACTATAATGACCCATGGACTGAGGAAGAGGTGCGGGATTCTAACTACATGAGTATGTCGCTGGATGATGCAATTGCAGATCGTAAATCTTGTGTATTTATGAGAGACGATATTTTGGCAACCGTAGCTATCAAGTAAAATGAAAACTAAAAGGGACAGTTACCATAAGATAATTGTCCCTAATTTTTTTTCAGATGTTACTCTTGGTCGTTACAACGGAGCCGAATGATTGATCTGGTAAAATGAGCGTCATCGTGAAACATTAATACTAGTGTGCTAAGCTGTTCTTTAGTAAGACCTAACTGGTGAAGTTTCTCCAAGTTAAGTTTCTCATACTCATTCAATATAGCTTCAAGTTGTTCTTTAGTAGAATGTTTAATGTGCTCATAATATCGATCATAAGCCTCTCTTAACTCCTGTAATAATTTTTTGTCCATTGTGAACATCTCCTTTCTTTTATTTCATAACAGACTAAGTAATTTACGCGAAGGAGGTATATTGTTATGAAGATTCAGTATCTGTACAATGAAGAAGACATTGCAAGATCATTCGCTGATCTGGTACCGGTATGTAAATGCCATGCGATAATGGAACAAGTATATCCGTCAGACAATTGGGTATGTCCTAATTGTGATTTCGAGATCGAAGATTACGATGAATACGCCACTTATGGCCCGTATGCAGAACTATTGGAGAGAATCCATCTAGTAGATCCAGACGACGAATGGCTTGATGAACCCGGAGAGGGATGCAAAGCTTGTGGATGCCCTGCGTATCCCGATTGCAAGACATCCTGCGATCTCTTTGATGACTAAATTAACCTCTAACTTTATTAAGCAGCCAAAAGAAACGTCTGTAACATTCATAGTAAATATCCTTACAGCAAGGTATGTTATAGTTCACCCGCAACCATTGAAAATTGCAGTGTCTGTATGCAGATCAGCATGACTGCCAACAGCTTCTTGATCGTTTTCATAAAGGATTTCCCCCAGAATCTCGTATGTTACTAATATAGTAGGGAGAATT